CACGCAGAGGCCACCACTTGAAACGCAACTCGCGCTCCACATCTGCTTGCGCTCTAGCGTGTTCACTTGTGAAAGCCGAGATGCCGAACTCGAGTATGTCTGGCTGTAATGCAGTCAGATCACTATCTTGGCTCATCGCCATAGTAACCCCCAAAGGGGGGAGGCGCGGTATTACCCGCACCCCCCGGTCAGGAATTAAAGATCGGCGTCGAAATACATCTCGATGCCGTAATCATCTTTCAGTTCCGCAACACCGTAGCAAGCCGTGGCATTGAGTTCGTAAGCACGAAGCGAAGCGTCACGCTGTGGTTCCATGTTGATGTCCCATTTGACGGCGAGGCCCAAAGCCTGCGGCACGAATACCGCGCCCTTGGCATCGTCTGAACCATCACGAGTGATGTTGGCAGACTCAAAAATGTCCACCCCGGCGAGCGTGCCGACGTAGCCGTTACGCATGGCTTCGTTCTGAAGATCGCCACCGTTGGGGTTGGCAAACGTATTGGTCAGGTTCGCTTTGAGGTTGTATGCCTGATATGGATGGATAACCATATATTTCTGGCCGGGTGCGTTAGCGTTATCCAACCGTGCGGCGGCACTGAAGATGTAAGACGCGATCAGTTCAGTTCCCGCGCTACCGACTGAGGTTGAGAAACCATCGAACAGGGCGATCAAATCTTCGTCCATTTTCTTTGCAACGCCTTCACCCAATACACGACCAAGATCAGCGGCAACATCACGAGCGGCAGTCTTTGAAGCCAGATCAGTCAATACAGCCTGTACGCCAACCTCGGCGGCAGTAATCGTTACTGCACCTGTTGACACGGTTGTGCTTGACATATCCGTCCCTTCAGTCAGCGCCGCGGCGGCAACGTTTGGATACGTGGGTACTTGGATTGTTTTACCGTTTTCTGCACTGATGTCATAAACGGTTACGAGATTACGCACAAGCGAAGATTCCTGTGCAGTAAAGATAGCCTCACGAATGATGTTTACAAATAGATCATTCAGTGTGGTTGTAGTTGAAGCGGCCATTTTAGCCCTCCGTTAAGTAAAGTAAAGTTGATGAAGCACCGTCAACTTATGCCGGGACGGAGAACCGACTGTCATGGCTTTAGCGTCTCATACCAAGAGTAGACGCACTCATTCTATTTAATGTCTGCGAGTGTCAGACGGGAGTTATTCTAGCACTACATCCTTCGGCTTGATATAGCCAGGCATTACATTGCGATTTTTCTTGCGCCAAGTTTTATATTCATCATGCTCCATGTCCATGATATTGGGGTTGGCTTGTACTTGGCCTCCAATGGCAGACTGTGATCCTATTCCACCGGGAGTTGCAGAAACGAAATGTGGATTCGATGACAGGAACTCAGCCACCAATGCTTTCGGCGTTAGCAATGAACCGTTCTCGCTGTAACGCACAACCCCTTCATTGTCCATAATCTCTACAGCACCGTCATCTGTCATTCGCACCTTATCGTGCAATAAATTCGCCACTTGTTCTGCATTGATTGCGCGTTCTTCAGATGCGGCTGATAGCAAAGCACTATCCACTTTCAATTTCCGCAGTTGCTCCTTGTAACTGTCTGATACCGCCTTTTCCTTTTCAATGCTTTGCTTCAATACAGTTTCGAATTCACCGCGTTCCTTCTGCCGTTCCACTTCCTCGGATTCCTGAGCCATTTTCATAGCGCGATATTCCTCCGCATCAACGCCTTCAAATTTGCGTTGCCAGGATTTGCGCTCTTTCTCCACCCTTTGCTTGACCATTATCTCCACTTCCTTTTTGGTCAGCATAGCCTCTTGCGGTGGTGCCTCCTCTACAGTTTCCACTTCAACGGTTTCCTCTACCACTTGTTCATCAGCCATAAATCACCTCGTTGTTAAGCCGCTTGTTGTTCCATCCATTCGGGTTCGACAGGTACAAAATGATGTCTGCAGTTAAACCCGCCATGTACCACTAACGGATCCCCGGGTGCTTTCCCTTGCCATTCGGAGTTTGCCCAAAGTTCCCTAATATCGTCAATGCTTAATGTTTCCCCTGCCCATCGAATACACCAATCACGCGAGTCCTTTATCAGAGAACCCGAATATAAGTAATTAGTTAAACCCGCATCTTGCGCTTTCTTTGCAGTAAAACTGCCGGAAAACTGCATGAGTCCGTCATGTACTTGCTGATTAGCATATCGCCTCATGTTATTCCCCGCCCTGTCACTGCCGTATATTTGGTGGAGTTTACCGACTGCCTTTGATACCGCGCTCTGTTTGCTTGCTACCCCTTCATTCGCCTTTACAAAATCCACCAGACTCTTGACCTCTGCAACGTCAGACTTGATGTAAACCCCATTGATAGCCTGTTGCATTTCTTTCACGGCAACTGAGGCGGGTCTGCCAGATATTGTGCTTTGATATAGACCATTTGCAAGAGTGTCCGCAAACCGTTCTGCTATGTCCTCAAATCCAGAAAAGGCAATGCGCTTCAGTTGATTGATAACCGCGGCATCTCCCTCAATGAATCCATCGAGACTATTGCTCATCAGTTTTAATACCGATTCAGCAACGTCATCGTATTCATCAACTGAACTGTGACTCCACTTTAAGAATGTACTGCGTATTGCTTCCTCAATAGCAGGGCGTTGTTTAATTGCCAAAGCCGCATCAGCCAACTTGCCATCAGCGACAGGCATAGCATTGACAATGCGAACAATCTTCTCCTCGAGTTCATCAAGAATTTTCGACAACCTTGCTCCATGTGTTTCATCCAACGCATCGACTAATGCGTCATGAGAGTTGGCGAGTCGTGTTATTTCAGCCGCTGTAGTCAATTAAGCCGCTTCTTCTACTTGCGTATTGAATTGCCCCAGCACAGTTGGTGTTGCTTCAATTTCATCATACGCTTGAGCCAGATCATCCTCATCTACAACCAAAGCGGCGATCTGTTTATCAATGGATGTCTTGAAGGTAGCCGACTGCACCCCTGTTGCCCTTGCCATCTGTAGGAACTCAAGGTCAGTGGCGTAATCACGCAAATCAAACGTATCAGCATAATCAATCACGCCATCCCATTCCCTGCCCTGCCAGATTGCCCACAACTTCCACAATTGCTCCTCTGCCAATTCCAACAGATCAGCCTTCTCCGATAACTTGGAATTCAGCATTTGAAATTCGGTCTGCAAAGCAATACCAGACTTCGCCGCCTTTTCAGTGGCACGGACAGCACCCAAATGAGTCACCCGATCAACAGACTTTATCTTGTCCTCAATGCTTGCGCGGATTGCGTCAAGGTTCCCGCCTGATGGTTGTAGCAGGTAAGGTTTAAGGCCAGGATCCAAGTCATCTGCCATACGGATAATTGCACCCGCTCCGGCACTAGCATCCGTGCCTTCCGTCTTTGCTAATGAGGGGTGATTGGATATGCGGATCAGTTGTTCTATTTCAGAGAGTTCATTGTAGACAGCCCTCTGTATGTCAGCGACATCAGCAATATCCGATATGCCCACACCACGCAAAGCCGACCGTTGGGAATACACCGTTACCGCGGGGATAAGCCCGATCGGGTTTGGTAGTTCCTCAATCAATACTGGCTCAAGATCACCGACAACTTTCCACAGTGATATGGAATCTGGAGTCCATACTCGGAATATCTTTTCGTTACCTTTTACACTCTCCCTTATCTTCAGATACACCAGACGATGCCGTCCAGTAGGGCTTCGCTCATATTCCCAATCGTAAACATTTTCGGGAGTAACGAGTGTGAGGTAGGGTCTGATGTCTGCCGCCAATTCATCTGCGCGTGTCGTTGACGTAATGCTTGGTTTGTCAAGGATCAGCCAACAATGACCATATACACTCGACCATACAGTTGCCTCACGCATGACAGAGTTATGACTGCGACCATCATAATCCGCATCGTCCAGATACCCTTTTAATGCCGGATCATTTTCAATAACGCCGAATTCCCTTGTGGGTAAAGCACGCCACAGGAATGACGAATAGATGTGAATGACATTCTTGCACTGGTTATCAAGCGGTGTCTGGACTTTACGTTCAGCATAATCCTCTGATGATTCCAGTTTGTAAGCAGTTAAGTAGTTGCCGCCTTGATAGTCCTCCCCGCCTAAATATGACCGTAAATAAAATTCCCACCGATTTGCATATGCGTCATACGTAACGCTTGTCTTGGGTATTTGTTCGTTTGCCATCTATGACCACCTTTGGGGTTGGCGTTTTTCAAGGATACGGCGCAATGGCATTTCCCCCATGACTAGATAACCCAATGCGTCTGTAATATGATCAAGTCCACCAGACTTATCTGGTTGGTGTGATCCTTCAACGTAGGTAAGACCTTCAAGCGCCTTTACCAAATGCTTACAGCGTGGATGAGCATAAATTCGTCTATCACCATCTGCATTCTTCAATGCGGCTTGTACTGTGTTAATTCTATCCACAACAGCATGAGCGGCTCGAGGTGCACGAACCTCAAACCCTGCGTTCGACAGTATAGCAAAATCTGTGCGTCCAACTGATGCGCTTGTTTTACGCGCTCGACCTGATGGATCAGGATACACCGTTATCGTTCTGTTGGGAAATTTCTGCTTCAATTCATTCGCCATCAATTCAGTA